ACAAGGGCTAGTTATTGCGCTACCAAAAGCTCCTAAAGAAGTATACAAAGATCCGAAGAACAAATGGGTGAAATTCGAGTATCCCAAGGAGTTAAAAAGAATTAAAAATATATTCGATTGGAGAAACTATCCGGAAAGCAGTAAAGAAAAATGGTACGATTACATAGACGAAGAGTTTAAAAGAAGGGAAGAAGGATTCTGGTTTATGAATAATGGTAAACCAACCTGGATAACAGGTACGCAGTACATGTACTTACAGTGGAGTAAGATTGACGTAGGTGCTCCAGACTTTAGAGAGGCAAACAGATTATTTTATATATTCTGGGAAGCTTGTAAAGCAGATAAAAGATGTTACGGAATGTGTTACCTTAAAAACAGACGTTCTGGATTTTCTTTCATGTCATCAGCAGAAACAGTTAACTTAGCCACCCTAGCGAGTGATAGTAGATATGGAATATTATCTAAGTCTGGTGCTGATGCTAAAAAAATGTTTACAGACAAAGTAGTTCCTATATCAATTAACTATCCTTTCTTTTTTAAACCTATTCAAGATGGTATGGATAGACCGAAATCAGAATTAGCATATAGAGTTCCAGCTAGTAAGTTTACAAGGAAAAAAATTACGGCTAATGAAAAGCTTGAGGACATTAAAGGTTTAGATACAACTATTGACTGGAAAAACACTGGAGACAATAGTTATGATGGTGAAAAACTAGCTTTATTAGTTCATGATGAATCTGGTAAGTGGGAGAGACCTGATAATATTTTAAATAACTGGAGAGTTACAAAAACATGTTTACGGTTAGGTAGTAGAATTATTGGTAAATGTATGATGGGCTCAACTTCAAATGCTTTAGATAAAGGTGGAGAAAACTTTAAAAAATTATACAATGCCTCAGATGTCACAAAGCGAAATAGAAATGGTCAGACAAAGTCTGGCTTATACTCTTTGTTTATCCCAATGGAATGGAACTATGAAGGATTTATTGACGAGTTTGGAGTTCCAGTCTTTACTACTCCTGATATCGATAGACTCACACCAGACGGTGAACTAATAGATGTAGGTGTAATAGATAACTGGCAAAACGAAGTAGATGGTTTAAAAGATGACCAAGATGCTTTAAACGAGTTTTATCGCCAGTTTCCAAGAACTACAGAGCACGCGTTTAGAGACGAGACTAAAAATAGTATATTTAACTTAGTTAAAATATACGAGCAGATAGACTACAACGAGGAGATGTCAAACACTCTTGGTATTACTACGGGTAATTTTCAATGGGTTAATGGAATCAAAGATTCTCAAGTAATATTCTACCCAGATCCAAAAGGAAGATTTAAAGTAAGTTGGGTTCCGCCTCAACAACTACAAAACAAAGTTGTACTTAAAAACGGTATCAAATATCCTGGTAACGAACACATGGGAGCTTTTGGTTGTGATAGTTACGATATATCAGGTACAGTAGATGGAGTTGGATCAAAAGGAGCCTTGCACGGTTTAACGAGATTCAGCATGGAAGACGCTCCGGCTAACAGTTTCTTTTTAGAATACTTGTCTAGACCACCAACGGCAGAGATGTTCTTTGAGGACGTTCTAATGGCTTTGGTATTTTACGGGATGCCTATACTCGCAGAGAACAATAAACCTCGTCTCTTGTATTATCTGAGACGTAGAGGGTATAGAGGGTTTAGTATGAATAGACCTGATAAGTTGTGGAACAAACTATCTGTTGCGGAGAAAGAAGTGGGTGGTATACCTAACTCTTCAGAAGATATTAAACAAGCTCATGCTGCGGCGATCGAGATGTATATACAAGATCACGTTGGAATGAAACGAGATGGAACGTTTGGAGATTTATACTTTAATGAGCTACTAAACGATTGGGCGGGGTTTGATATAAACAAAAGAACAAAGCATGATGCGTCAATAAGTTCTGGTTTAGCTGTTATGGCTAACAATAGACATTTATATAGACCTAACGCTAAGGTTGAAAAACAACCACTAAATATAAACATTTCCAAGTATACTAATACCGGAAGTAATTCACAAATAATCAAATAATAAATATGGCAGAGTCTGGCATTAAAAGTTATTTCCCGAGTCAAACTGTAAGTGATGCTGAGAAGCTGAGCTATGATTATGGTTTGAAAGTAGGTAAAGCAATAGAGCAAGAGTGGTTTAACGACAGTAGAAATAATAGTAAATATAGATCTAATCATGCTGATTTTCACAATTTAAGACTATACGCTAGAGGTGAACAGTCTATACAAAAATATAAGGATGAGTTATCTATAAACGGTGATTTGTCCTATTTAAATTTAGACTGGAAGCCAGTTCCAATTATATCTAAGTTTGTTGATATAGTTGTTAATGGTATGGCTGAAAGAATTTATGATATAAAAGCGTATTCTCAAGACCCATACGGTTTAAAAGAAAGAACTGATCACGCAGAGGCCATGCTTTCTGATATTAGCATGAGACGGTTCAATGCTCTTACAGCTTCTTTTGGCATGGACACCACAAGAAGCAACGAGAGTGATTTACCAGAAACCCCAGAAGAAGTAGAACTTCACATGCAGCTTAATTACAAGCAAGCGGTTGAAATAGCTCAAGAACAAGCTTTAAACGTTTTGTTTGACGGAAACAATTACGAGTTAATAAAGAAAAGGTTTTATTACGATTTAGCTGTTCTTGGTATAGGTGCTGTAAAAACAAACTTTAACACATCAGAAGGAGTTACTATAGATTACGTTGATCCAGCAAATTTAGTATACTCATACACAGAATCCCCTTATTTTGAAGATATTTATTACGTTGGTGAGGTAAAAACTATTCCGGTAAATGAGCTAGCAAAACAATTTCCTCATTTATCCGAAAGCGATCTTGAAGATATAATGAAAAACAAATCTTACAATAGATCTAATTACAACTCTAGACATAACTACGATAAAGAAGACAATAACACTATTCAAGTTTTATATTTCAACTATAAAACTTACATGAATGAAGTTTATAAAATAAAAGAAACAAAAACTGGAGCTGAAAAAATAATACCAAAAGATGATTCATTTAATCCACCGCAAGAAAAAGAAGGTGGATACAGTAAAGTGCTGAGATCTATTGAGTGCTTGTATGATGGTGCTATGATTTTAGGTACAAGTAAATTGCTTAAGTGGGAAATGGCTAAAAACATGATGCGTCCTAAAAGTAATTATACTAAAGTTAAAATGAATTACTCTATTGTAGCGCCTAGATTATACAATGGTAAAATAGATTCATTGGTAAAACGTGTAACTGGTTTTGCTGATATGATTCAATTAACGCATTTAAAAATACAACAAGTGTTATCAAGGTTAACTCCTGATGGTGTTTATTTAGATGCTGATGGTTTGGCTGAGATAGATTTAGGTAACGGTACAAACTACAGTCCGCAAGAAGCTTTAAACATGTTCTTCCAAACTGGCTCGGTAATTGGTAGGTCATTCACCTCAGAAGGTGATATGAATCCAGGTAAAGTACCTATTCAAGAAATTACATCTGGATCTGGCGGAAACAAACTACAAGCTCTTATAGGTAATTACAATTATTATCTACAAATGATAAGAGACGTAACCGGGCTCAACGAGGCTAGAGATGGTAGCACTCCGGATAAAAACGCTTTAGTTGGTGTTCAGAAAATAGCAGCAGCTAACTCAAACACAGCAACAAGGCATATACTACAGGCAGGTTTATTTTTAACCGCCGAAACAGCTGAGTGCTTATCTTTGAGAATATCTGACATTATAGAGTACTCTCCAACTAAAGACGCTTTTATAGAATCTATAGGTGGTAGAAACTTATCTACTTTAGAGGAACTTAGTAAAATGCACTTGTATGATTTTGGAATATTTTTAGATTTAATGCCTGATGAAGAAGAAAAAATGTTGTTAGAAAATAACATACAAGCAGCGCTACAACAGGGTAACATAGAGCTAGAAGACGCTATTGATCTTAGAGAAATACGTAACATTAAACTAGCTAATCAATTGCTAAAAATAAGAAGATCTAAAAAAGAAGAAAAAGATAGACAGCTTCAGTTAGAAAATATTCAAGCTCAAGCAGATTCTAATGCTCAAGCTGCTCAAGCTGCTTCTCAAGCTGAGATACAAAAAAATCAAGCCTTAGACCAAAGTAAAGCTCAATTAGAGCAAATGAAGGCTGAGTTAGAGGCTGCTAAAATGCAGCAAGAGGTTATGCATAAAAAAGAGTTGATGGCACTAGAGTTTGAGTATAGCATGCAACTTAAAGGTGTTGAGGTTGGTGGCATGAAAGACAGGGAAAAAGAAAAAGAAGATCGTAAGGACGAAAGAACAAAAATACAAGCAACACAACAATCAGAAATGATTGACCAAAGAAACAGTGGAAAACCACCTAAAAACTTTGAATCCGCAGGTAATGATATACTAGATGGAGGGTTTAATTTAGGTGCGTTTGACCCTAGTTAAAATTATTAATTATTATTATATTATATTATGGAAGAAGAAAATGAAAAAGTAGTCGAAGAGATTACACAAGAAACGACTAAACAAGTCGACGAAAGTAAATTTGAATCTGCTGGAGATGACAGCGTTGTAAAAGTAGATTTAAGCAAACCAATAGAACCAGAGCAAGATGAAGTTAAAGAAAATAACGCTGACAACAGCGGAGTGGTTGCAGAGTCTGAAAATGCCGAGCCCACACAAGAACAAAAAAAAGTACAACCGGAAACTGAAACACAAGAAACTCCAGCATTAGAAGAAATTACTGAAGAAGAAGTTGAAGAAGTTGAAGAACAGATTGAAGAGGCTGTAGCAGAAGCTGAGGCTACTGGAGAGCCATTACCAGAAAATATCCAAAAGTTAATAGACTTTATGGATGAAACTGGAGGTGATTTAAGTGATTATGTTAAGCTTAACCAAGATTATTCACAACTAGATGATACTAGTTTACTACACGAATATTACAAGCAAACAAAACCTCACTTAAACAATGAAGAAATTAACTTCCTTATGGAAGACACGTTCTCATTCGACGAAGATATAGACGACGATAGAGATATACGTAGAAAGAAATTAGCGCTTAAAGAGCAAGTTGCCAGCGCTAAAAGCCACTTAGACGGGCAAAAGTCTAAATACTATGAAGAGATTAAAGCTGGAAGCAAACTCACGGGTGAGCAACAAAAAGCAATTGATTTCTTTAATAGATACAACAAAGAGTCAGAAGAAACTCAAAAAACAGTTAAAACAAACTCTGATATTTTTACACAGAAAACAAATAATGTTTTTAACGACAATTTCAAAGGTTTTGAATATAACGTCGGTGACAAAAAATACAGGTTTAATGTAAACAATGCTGAAGAGGTTAAAAACACTCAGAGCGATATAAGCAATTTCACCAAAAAGTTTTTGGATAAGAACTCTGCTTTAAAAGACGCTAAGGGTTATCATAAATCTCTATATACAGCAATGAACGCAGATGCTGTTGCAAAACACTTTTACGAACAAGGAAAAGCTGACGCTGTGAAAAATAGCGCTGCTACATCTAAAAACGTAAATATGAACCCAAGACAAAGTCATGGAGTTATAGATGCGGGAGGAGTTAAGGTAAGAGTGTTAGGCGAAAGCTCTTCTGATTTTAAGTTTAAAATTAAAAACAATAAATTTAAAAAATAATTAAAAAAACAAAATTATGGCAATTACAAATGGTCCTTTGTTAAATAGTGTACCTGCTCCACAGCAACAAACACTAGTAACAAACTACTTAGATTTCAACCAAGATATGGGTTGGGCTCAACAATATTTACCAGACCTAATGGAGCAAGAGGCTGAAGTTTTCGGACCGAGAACTATTTCAGGTTTCTTATCACAAGTTGGGGCTGAAGAAGCGATGTCTGCTGATCAAGTTATTTGGTCTGAACAAAGTCGTTTACACCTTTCTTATAAAGGTCACATCCACCACGTTACAACAAATGGTGGTCAAATTGATATCGATTCTGATATTGATGAAGCTTCTGGTTTTACAGCCACTAAGCACGGTATTAGAATTAATGATACTGTTATCGTTGCTAATTCTCAAGGAGTAGTTAAATGTTTAGTATCAGCTGTTAGTGGTGCTAGAATAGACGTTAAGCCTTTTGAAGCTGCTTCTTTAAACGCTGCTGGTATAACTAGCACTGGTACTTCAAAAGAAACAACTATATTAGTTTATGGTTCTGAGTACGCAAAAGGTGTTGGTTATAACCAAAAAGGTGCTGCTTCTACAGTAGAATCAAGAGGTGCTAACGAACCAGATTTTAAAACTTTCAGCAACAAACCAATTATAATGAAAGATTACTACGAGGTATCAGGTTCTGATACAGCTAGAATTGGTTGGGTTGAAACTACTGGTGAAACTGGTCAATCAGGTTACATGTGGTACTTAAAAGCTGAAGCTGATACAAGAGCTAGATTTACTGATTACTTAGAAATGGCAATGTTAGAAGGTGAAAAAGGTTTAGATGCAACTGCTGAAACTGCTGTTGATGATTTCCTTTATGGTGCTGATGGTGGTGAGAGAGTTGGTACTGAAGGTTTATTCGCTGCCATTACATCTAGAGGTAATATTACTTCTGGTGTTACTGGTGTTAATGCTGCAACTGATTTAGCTGAGTTTGACGCTATCTTAGCTGAGTTTGACAAGCAAGGTGCTATTGAAGAAAACATGATGTTTGTAAACAGAGCTACTTCGTTAGCAATGGATGACATGTTGGCTTCTATGAATTCTTACGGAGCTGGTGGTACTTCTTACGGGGTATTTGATAACTCTGAAGATATGGCATTAAACTTAGGTTTCTCTGGTTTCAGAAGAGGTTCTTATGACTTCTATAAGTCTGACTTCAGATACTTAAATGACTTAGCAACAAGAGGTGGTATTAATGCTGCAGCTGGTGCAAATGCGATTAGAGGGGTTATTGTTCCTGCTGGAACTTCAACTGTTTATGATCAAATGCTAGGTAAAAACTTAAAGAGACCATTCTTACACGTTAGATACAGAGCTTCTCAAACTGACGATAGAAGAATGAAAACTTGGGTTACTGGTTCTGTTGGAGCTGCTACATCTGCTTTAGATGCAATGCAAATCCACATGTTATCAGAAAGATGTTTAGTTACACAAGGTGCTAACAATTTCATGTTAATGAAATAAGCATTTATTATATTAAAGACCGGGGCTTCGGCCTCGGCCTTTTATTTTATTAATTTATATTATATTATATTATGGCAAAAAAACAAAAAACAAAAAAGGTTGTAGAACCTTTAATAGAAAAAGACTTTGAAGAAGTTATGGTGGAAACACCTATGGTTGAAGAACCAAAAGCAAGAGAAAGAAAAGTACCGTCTAATGAGTGGGAAATAAAAGATAGAGTTTATTATTTAAAAGGAAGAGCAAAACCTCTATCTAGATCAATTAAAGCTACTAATATTTATTATTTTGACGAAGAAAAAGGTTACGAAAGAGAACTAAAGTATTGTCAAAATCAAAAAACACCGTTTGTTGACGAAATGAAAGGAGACCAAAGACTAGAACACATTATATTTAGATCTGGAAGTTTATTTGTTCCAAAAAACCAACAAACTTTACAAAAGTTGTTAAGTTTATATCACCCTCATAAAGATCAAATTTATCACGAGTACAAACCAGCAGCATTGGCAGCTGATGAAATTGACACTTTAAACATGCAGGTAGACGCGTTGGTTGCGGCTAGAAATATTGACATAGACATGGCTGAAGCTATTATGCGTGTAGAGAAAGGTTCTGAGGTGTCTAACTTGAGTTCTAAGGAACTTAAAAGAGATTTACTAGTATTTGCTCGAAACAACCCTAAACTCTTCTTAGAGTTAGCGGATGATGAAAATGTAATGCTAAGAAACTTTGGTATTAAAGCTGTTGAAAATGGGATACTAAGATTATCTTCTGATCAAAGAAACTTCTTATGGGGTTCTAACGGAAGAAAGTTAATGGTTATACCATTTGACGAGCACCCATACACTGCACTAGCGCATTGGTTTAAAACTGATGAAGGTATGGAAATCTTTTCTAATATTGAGAAAAGATTAAATCAATAACAAAATAATATGGTTGCCCTTCGGGGCAGCCATTTATTAAAATTTAATTTTATGGAAAACAAATCAAAGGGTCTTGGAGACTCAATAGAAAAATTCACAAAAGCAACTGGAATACACAGTTTGGCTCAAGCAAGTGCAAAACTACTTGGAAAAAAGGGTTGTGGTTGTGGAAAAAGAAAGGATACTTTAAATAAAAAGTTTCCTTATAAAAAATAAAAAATAATTATGGTACTTATAGATACGGTTTATCAAAGAGTTTTAGCGTTAGCCAACAAGGAGCAAAGAGGATATATAACTCCTCAAGACTTTAACTTATTTGCTAACTTAGCTCAAATGGAAATATTTGAACAGTACTTTTACGACTTAAATCAATTTAGTAGAATTCACGGTAACGACACTGTTTACTCTGATATGGTTAGCTTGTTAGAAGAAAAAATACAAATGTTTGAAGAGTATATGACACCAGCTGACACTAATCCGTTTATAGACGCTGCAGACAGTACCAGTAAAACATACCTGTTAAACGCCTTTCCTTTAATAGACGTGTATAGATTTGACCAGCTACACCTTAATGATAAAAGAGTTGAAATACTTAACAACAAAGATTTTAATAGATTTTCTAGATTTAATGCTAACGACGCTCCTTTATATAAAGCCACTACCGATAGACCTGTAGCAACAATATCTAAATCTTCAACAGACACAGAGTTTAGGCAGATATCTTTAAGTCATGCTGGTAGCTTAGCTATATCGTATATTAGAGTGCCAGCAAGGGTTAATTGGGGTTTTACCGCTATAGGTACTGATTCTTTTTATGATCCAACTATATCTAATAACTTTGAATTACATGAATCTGAGCAAGCTGAATTGACTTATAGAATACTAGTTTTAGCCGGCGTGTCAATTCAAAAGCAAGACGTAACGCAGGTCGCAGCCGGAATGCAGGGAGCAGCGGTTCAACAAGAAAAAAAATAAATAAATGGGATTAATAAACAGCACAGATCAACAATATTACGTTGGAGATGATTTTGGAAATTATCAATTTGTTTCACTAGAAGCTATTATCAATCAATTTATGATTGCTTACGTTGGAGAGCAAAAAATTATATCTAAAGTAAAAAGATCTGACGTAGCGTTTCACGCTCAAAGAGCTTTAGCAGAATTATCTTTTGATACTTTTAAATCGTTTAAATCACAAGAAATATCAGTTCCAGCTTCGCTTCAAATGATATTACCTCAAGACTACGTAAACTACACTAAAATTAGTTGGGTAGATTCTTCTGGTATTAAACATCCTATATATCCAACAACTAAAACTTCAAATCCTACTTCGATATCTCAAGATTCAAATGGAGAATACCTTTCTATTATAAGTGGTTTTAAAGAGGGTTTAACTACAGATGAAACAAATATTACTTACGCTAGTACAATAGCGCATGATACCACTAACAGTCAAGCTGACTTTACTGCAGCAGCTCAATTTGATCAGTTAAACTGGAACAACGTAAACAACTTTGAGGTTGGTAAATATTACACGTTGACTTACACTATAAGTAATGTGCCTTACTTAGATCCAATTTCAACAGCGGTAGTTGCACAAGTAAAACCCAGAATAATTGACAACTTTGATAATTATGTTGATTTTACTGCACAATCAAAAAACGGAACATATACTCAAACAGTAGTACTTGGTGTAAACAATTTAGCTTTAAACCACGAAAATAGATTTTATTTTCAAGTTTCCACTATCACAGCATTTACTGGTAGCATATCAAACGTTAAGCTAGTAGAAAATGTTAATTTAAGTGTTGATAACGGTGGTTTAAACTCAGAATCATCAACTTGGTCAAGTTACAAATCTCAAACTCCTTCTGAAAATAACAACGATAATTATGAAGATGATACTTATTGGCCGCTAGAGGGAACAAGATATGGCTTAGACCCTCAACACGCTCAAACAAACGGCTCTTTTTATATAGATCAAAATTCAGGAAAAATTCATTTTAGCTCTAATATTAGTGGAAAAACTGTAATATTAGATTATGTAAGTGATAATCTTGGTAGTGACAATGAGATGAGGGTGCATAAATTTGCAGAAGAAGCTATGTACAAGTGGATAGCTCATGCTGTGTTATCTACAAGGGTAAACATTCCAGAGCAATTGGTTATGAGGTTTAAAAAAGAAAGGTTTGCTGAGGTTAGAAAAGCAAAATTAAGATTATCAAACATTAAACTAGAAGAATTAACTCAAATTTTAAGAGGTAAATCAAAACAAATAAAACACTAGTACATGCCAGAACTTAAGCATCATTTCGCCGGTGGTAAAATGAATCTAGATCTTGATGAAAGACTAGTTCCCAACGGAGAATACAGAAAAGCATTTAATATTCAAGTTTCATCTTCAGAGGGGTCCAACGTTGGTGTTTTACAAAACCTACTTAGTAACGAGAAGGTATTGGGGCAAAGTAATACTATTGAAAACGAAAACGTTGTTTACCATTGTATAGGTTCTATAGCAGAAGAAAAAAACGATGCTTTATATTGGTTTGTTAAACCAGAAGTTGGATCGTTATTTGCATATACTGATTTCTTCAACTTTAACCCAACTTCACCACAATTAACAACTTATCCAGTTGACAATCTTTTTGATTGGACACCTTACACCGGAACTGGTTTTAGCCAAAGGGTAAAAACCCTAGTGGGTCAAGACATGATAATACAATATGTAAGAGGAGCAGTTAGACCTGTTGTTGTAGATCAATTTGAAGTTGTTTGTGGTAATAAAGACTCGCAACACAGTTTGCCTACTTATCCATCCGGTGGTAATCCTTGGGAAACAAACGGGGAAATAAAAATGGAACTTTATGTCGACGCGTGGAATGCGGTGGAAGTTGGTTGGAATCTAGAGGGTTACACAAAAGGAACCGCTACCGATGGTTCAAGTTCTCAACTTACGCCAACTTCAAATATTGAAATAACTTCTAAATATATAGATGATAATGGTGATTATTATATTGGATTAAAAAACACATACAATTTTTCACCACCTATTAATACCTCTTTTAATTCTTTATATAACGATATATCTAACTTTGGCGCTGGTCCACAGGGTTTTGTAAAAGCTTTTTATTTTAAAAACAACACCCCAGCTCTTAATTTTAGAAGAGTTAAACATATAACTGGTGTGAACGTGATAGATGATATGATGTTTTGGACGGATGGTTATGATGAACCTAAAAAAATAAATATTACTAGGTCCATAAATGGTACAGAGTATGACGCATCGCTTCCTACCTACTTGTTAAACGACGCAAGAAACATAGATAAATTTGATAAAATTAGACTAGAAAAAGACCACGTCACTGTTATTAAAAAATCCCCTAATAATCCACCTGCCTTACAACTAGTAACTGGAAGAGAGATAAAACAAACTGTTATTACCATATCTGGCGTTCAACACTTGTTGTTTGAGTCATACGCTGGAGTCTTTAACACTGGGGGTAATCACCCAACCACTCAGACAGATGACATTGTTTGGCTTGACGTGAGCGGTAGTGGAACGCAAGACACGAGTGTTAGAAATTTAAGTGGTGTAATGCCAGGCTCAGAGTTTCTTTTAAATATAACGGAAAACTCAGAGGGTATAAGTACCGCTACTGATCATTTAACCTTTAAATGGGATATTGGTGACACCGTTGTTTTTAAAGAGTTTGATCAAACTAACACTGACCAACCACCATTGCCGTTAACAGATTACTCTATAAAAGGCGAAATAATTAGTATGAGTAATTCTTCTGCTAATTCTACTCCAACAAACACGCTACAAGTAACAATAAGAGTTTCTGAGGTAAGTGAAACGCCCGCTGTTGCTAGTGATATCTCAAATGGTGAGTTAAGGTATGTTATTGATAAGTTTGATGAGGATAAAAACATTTTTGAGTTTAAATATCCTAGGTTTGCTTATAGATACAAATATGAAGACAATGAGTACTCTCACTTTTCGCCATTTACAGAGCCAGCGTTTATTCCCGGCGCACTTGATTATCATCCAAAAAAAGGTTGGAACTTGGGTATGGCAAACAGAATAGAGTACATAGTAGTTAAAAACTTTAAGCCAGACGATATACCGCTTGATGTTGTTGAGGTTGATATTTTATATAAAGATGATTTATCGCCAAACATTTACGTTATTGACACGATAAAAGCAGATGCCCAGAAAGACATATTAACAGCAAATTGGGCAGATAACCATCCTTTAGGTATTAATTTTGGACCGGGACAACCTATAAACTACTGGCAGTTAAACGCGTATAAAATAACAGACGAGCAAATAAAATACGTTTTGCCTTCAAACCAACTTTTACGAATATATGATAACGTTCCTAGAAGAGCTAACGCTCAAGATATTACTGGTAATAGAATTGTATATGGTAATTATTTACAAAACTTTGATTTAATTGCAGCAGAGTTTGGTAACCCATCGTTTAACCCTAGTATTATACACTCTATAATAGATGGTAGTGCTGACTTTGGTTGGAGTGGAATTTTTGGTACGTATGAGCCACTTAGAAAAAATAGTAAAAGATCTATAAAATCTTTAAGAGAATATCAGTTAGGAGTTGTGTTTATTGATGAGTTCGGTAGAGAAACGCCCGTGCTATCAAATAGAACAAGTACTTTTAAAGTTTCAAAAAATCTTTCAGATCAAAACAACAAGTTACAAGTTGGAACAAGGTTTAGCCCACCTAGCGGAAACTTTGCTCCAATGAAGTATTTTAAATTCTTTATAAAAGAAACCTCTGGAGAATACTATAACATGGCTATGGACAGGTGGTATGACGCAAAAGACGGAAACGTTTGGATGTCATTTCCATCTAGTGATGTGAACAAGTTAACTATTGATAGTTTTTTAATACTAAAAAAAGCAGCCGAAACAAATGAGTCTGTCGCAGAGCACCCGGCTAGATATAAGGTTCTAGCAATCGAAAACGAAGCTCCGGATTATATAAAAACTACATACACTTTAATAGATAATAGATCTCATGGTGGTGATGTATTTAATGCTGGTACATTAAACATACCTAGATCAGGTATTAGTAATTTTGAATTGAATTTTCAAGAATTTTACAACACAAGTGCTTCAAACCTACACACTCAATTTCAAAACAAAGGTAATGATGATTTTTACGTGCAGTTTGAATTGTTAGGTGCGCTTTCTAAAAAATACAAAATAAGCTCAATTACGTCTGACATTATATATGATAACACAACTGGTATAGCAAGTAATTTAACAACCTCTAAATATTATATAAAAACATCTTTAGCCTTTACTGATGAGGTTAACATGATTCTTGACGACCCAACAGGTGTAAGCCCAACGGGTGTTTTAGCTAACGCTAGAATGAGGTTGTTTAGAGCAAAACCAGAAAATAAACCAGAGTTTGATGGTAGATTTTTTGTAAAAATTTTTACAGATGATATATTTGAAAAATATATTAAATCAGCTTACGATCCAATAAACGACGCAAACTTTTTAATAGGTCCAGAACTTAAGTTCTATTATATGAACGACGAGCATCACCTTATGCACGGTGGTGGAATTAGAGCTAATTCTACAGATTTCCAAGACGGTAACGGTTCGACTTATCACCCTGGAACTGGTTTTCCGAAAGAAAATGAGGTTAATCAATGGATGTATGATTTATTAGACGTAAACTCTCCAAACACAGTGTCAAACGCTGGGGACCGGTGGTTGGGTCTTGGTCCATGGACCGGATCAACAAGTTATACAAATGGCCATAAAATGGACAATGCCTACTCAGCCTCTAGACACATAGGTGGACCGCATGGGGAGCACAACGGTACAAGTGTAAAATTAGGATTACGCCATTTTGCTGCTTTTTTTAGAAACTATGAGCACGCTGGACACGGGACTAACAGTGTGGGTTATAACGGTGGACATAACGACAGTTATACAAATTATGATTTAAGACATAATGGTAATGCGCCAGCTAGCGGTAATCTTGCTGGTCAGTGGAATAAGCACCTTGGTAGCGCAGGTAGTGGCGCCCTTGATCCTGAAGATTGTTTTTCTTGGATATACAAGTTTCAGTATGGTACCACAAGTAACGACACAAGATGGAGAGAAGAGTATAACAATTACACCACTATTCCTTGGAAAAGTTTTGATCCAATGCTCGGTGATACAAACTGGCTGGCTTTCTCAAACGCAAATTTAGGTACATCTTATACAACAACTAATGTTTACGGTACCACGCTTAACACTTGGTCCATAATTGCCATATCACCATTTGGTTCGCAATATGGTATTGCAGAAAAAGATTTACTTTGGGACACTTGGTGGCGTACTGATGGTTTAAAAAAGAGATCTGATGACCGGGCTAGAGATTCAGAGGTTTGGTATATGAATGAAGGCCGTTTTGCTGGCCGCGAGTATCACACAAACAATAAACAATGGATTTCTTTATATGGAGCGTCAAGAGGTTATGGTATAAAACCCCAATCTAATGAAATCATATTTGACTTGACATTAGGTGGTCTTTATGGGGAGCCAATAGATTCAATGGATGGAACAACAGGGATGAATGATCCAGATTTTTTTGAAATAGGTAAGTCAGGTGGTAATTCGATGTATCAAGACCAGACCACTGTTAATATTGTTAGCCAACTAAAACCAGGATCATATTTTAAACTTAAAGAAGACCCAACGGACTCTATGTATCAAATAGTTTCTGTTACAGAAAAAAATCTTTATAATTACGCGAGAACATCTAAAGGTGATAGCAACCAAGGTGGTTGGTTAAACGCCGCGATAACAAATAACAATGGCACACCAAAGCAATCTTTTCATGGGCTTGGGGATGGTAGTGCTAATAATTTTGTGGACTGGACTTATACTGATAATCTTTTTTCTGGAAGTTTAATGGTTGCCAACAAGTGGTTTGGTGATTGGTGGTGTGCGTCAGATGTTGGCTTTGGTTTGACACCGAATACCATATCTAATAATTTTGAAACGATTTCCGCAATAGGCTTGTTTAACACGGAAGACGACAGCGGAAACTATATACCTCAATCTCAAGGATACATTAACTGGAGTAAAAATAATAGTCATGGAAGTCAGTTATCGTGTAACTATAGTAAAATGTGGAGGATACGCGCTGTTAATATTGATGAGGCTAATCCAACCTTAATGCAATGGAATCCAACCGGTAGTAACACGGGTAATTTTGGACCTATAACAAATGGTACTAGTATAGATATTAGCGTTACTGAAAGCGTGGGGGCACCAAGTTCTCAAGAATGTGATTTGATAAGTGGTGCCTACGGTTTTTACACAGACTCGATAGTTAACACCGCGGGAGACACGCTACAACAAGGTATGATCTTAACCCACCTTCAAGCCGCTGGTCCAACTAGTGTTGATTTTGACGAGATAATATCAAGCAGTTCTGATCATTCTAGTAAACTATATTTACAAGTTGGAAGAATTGTTCCAGATAGTACGCACACTCCTGATGGGTTTTTTGTTGAATTAGTTGGTTATATAAGACCACTAACAGTAAATGACACGCACGTTCTTAGTGATAGCACATGTATTTTAACATTTAAGCAGGCTAAGATGAATGGTTATAGTCTTAACTCTGTTAATAAAATATCAGCCAACACAAAGTGGTCTCCATTTTATGACACAGCTACAACTGGTGGTGGCTTACAAGCCATTGGTTATACTCTTCAGTTTTTAATACCAGAAGAAGACGGTGAAGCACCTCTTTCTGATAATCCAGCTGTTTGGGAAACAGAACCTGAAGATGGGCCAGAGTTAGATATATATTACGAGGCCAGTCCACGTATACCAATAAAATTAGAAAAAGACACTTCTAACGATTGGATTCCTACTAGGTATTCTAACAATTTAAATCTTACTAACAACACATACCCTGGTTTGAGTCTTGGTGGTATTAATCAAAAAATACACAATCCTTATGGTTCTTATTCTAACTCTGTTATATTAACGCCTTTTTCAGGTCCTTATGCTAGTGGCTTTTTATCATCACCAAATTCCCTCGGCTCTGGAAGCGCTGGTTTAGCAGACACTTATGACGATTTTCTTGAAATAGTACGTGTTGACGGCGATATACTTACGTTAAGATGTGACAAACCTAATCTTATAGATGCGTGGGTAAAAAGTGCTGCTAACGGTATGATCCCAGCCCCACTGGATAAAATTATAAACATAGGAAGACCTGATGGCATTATTTTTAAAACTAAAATATTAGCACATAACATCGCTACAACAAACACTTTTATTTCTGGTGCCGCTGGTGGTATTACTGATATTGGAGGACTAGAACCTTATGTTGATTGGGCTGACCCTAATTTTGGTGATGGGCACGAGAATTGCTTTAGAATTAAAATTACAGACGAGGTTTACGGTAATTGGCGTGGAAGTAAGAGTGGTTCTTCAATACATTTAAATTGGTATAATTGTTATTCTTTTGGAAATGGAGTAGAGTCAAATAGAATTAGAGATAATTATAACACGCCTTTTATATCTAACGGTGTTAGAGTCTCCACAACATTTGCTGATTACGCGCAAGAAGAAAGAAAGTACGGTTTAATATATTCTGGTATTTATAATTCTACAAGTGGGGTTAATAGTTTAAATCAATTTATACAAGCTGAAAAAATTACAAAAGACGTAAATCCAATGTATGGTAGTATTCAAAAACTACACTCTAGAGATACTGATTTAGTTACTTTTTGCGAGGATAAAGTTTTAAAAATACTAGCAAATAAAGACGCTGTGTTTAACGCTGATGGAAACCCTCAATTAACAGCTAATCAAAACGTACTTGGTCAAACAATACCTTTTGTTGGCGAGTATGGTATATCAAGAAATCCAGAATCATTTGCGTCGGAATCTTACAGGGCGTATTTTACAGATAAGGTGAGAGGCGCTGTTTTAAGATTATCTAAAGACGGTTTAACCCCAATATCTGATGCTGGTATGAAAGATTGGTTTAAAGATAATTTAAAAAAATCAGAAAGTATAATTGGTAGTTACGATGATAAAAAAGATGAATACAATGTTTCTTTAAGACTTACAAACGCAGACTTAGAGTTGTTTAGTGTAAACCAACCTTACTCCATAAATCAACCAGTTGTTGTTAGTTATGATGAAAGAGTTAAAGGTTGGACTAGCTTTAAAACATTTGGAGAAATGGAAAGCGGAGTTAGCATGGCTAACAATTACTACACGTTTAAAAACGGAATGATGTGGATGCACCATTCTGAAGAAGGTAGCTATAATACTTTCTACGGTCAAGAATTTGTTTCAGAGGTAAACGTGTTGTTAAACGATGAGCCTAGTGTAGTGAAAAGCTTTAAAACTATTGGTTACGAGGGTAGTGAAAGTAAAATTCCAAATAGAGTTGACGGGACAAATACAACTGAAGATCTTTACACAAGAAAGGGTTGGTATTCATACAAAATGACTACTGATTTAGAAGTCGGTAGTTTTGTTTACTTTACAGAAAAAGAAGGAAAGTGGTTTTCAAGAATAAAAGGAACAAACAAGCTTACTGATGTTGGTGGTTCAATAATTGGATTTGATACTAGTAGCTTTGCAAACCAAGGTATTGGACGGGTTAGCGTGGGTGATATTACTTATTTATAAAAAACAATATGAGTTATTCAAAAAAAAATTTTTTAGATACTTACAATAGATTAGGTATAGAGAATTTACAACGTCAACTAGATGTAGGTATTCCTAGTTCTAATAATTATACCCCAAACCTTGATTTTTTAAACAGTGCTTGGGAAGATTATTTGTTATACGGTTGCAATTCTTTAAATGGTAAGATAATAGAGCTTAACGGGCAGCTGTCGAGCGTTGGCATTAACACTCCTAGTTATAACTTAAACAAAGCACAGACTACTTTTTTTGAGCAGATAGAGGTTCAGTGTGGTTGCACTAAAGATAACCCAACAATAACACGTACTGCCTTATCCGCGCCAATAGTAAAGGTAATTAAAAAAGTTGAATTTAACAGTGATAGCCTACCAGAGACAGGTGGTAAAAAAATTATTGATGTTATTGGAGACAACGAAAGTGTATTTAGCATTTTTGTAACAAACAGTAGCGGTGAGTTTTATGATTTTGAAACCCATGGTTTTACTTCTACTCAAAAGATATTAAAAAATGCGGTAATAACAGGTGGTAGAAAAGATATTACTGTTAATTTTCCAAGTGTTATAACAACAGATATTGTAGATGGTGATTTTAGTGGTGGCGCTACGGCTATAACAATGGATACTGCTGTTGCAACTAAAATGAAAGTGGGAGATAGAGTTACTGGTAACGCTGTTTTAAACGCTGGTAGTTTTACTGTTGCTTCGTTAGATAGCACGAATGTTTTTTCTTTGTCTGCTGCCGCCGCTATAGACGACAACACTCCTTTAAATTTTTCTGGAAACGAGTCTTATGAGGTAACGGTCGTGGCAAACGCAGAACACAACACGGTACATGCTAACTACTCAGAGGTTAGGCATGCTGATAACTCTATCGATATAAACAACAGCACGGGTTCTAACTCAGCTAATCTAACAAAAAAAATATTTCAATATAAAAATAACGTTGTAAATATAAAAGCTATAACGCCAAACTCTTTAACTACTTTTACTAGTTTTACTATTGTAAATGAAACTATCACAATAAACAAAAGAGGTGGTACGGTCAAAGTTCCTTTTACTATTACTTGGACTGCTAACGCCGCAAAGGCGGTTTATATAAAAACACAGCCAACAATAGAACACATGTCTACCTTTGTAACTCGGACTGTTGGCGCGGCAGCGTTACCAATCGTAGGTGAAGACGTTAGTGGATCTACTTTTTACAGATGGCCCTTGGACAATGTTGTCGGGCTGACGAATCGCATGAGGATAGCTCCAGATACAAACGTTACAGCTTTTTCAATAATTAGCGATTATATAGATGAAACTGAAATAAAAAGTTATAGTGAGGAGCAGTTGTCAAGAAAAACAACAACAGGCCCAACAAGTCAAACAACACCTCTTCGTGGACCAATTAGTTCTAGCTCACTTTTAAAAACCTCTTACGCTAATGTTGAGGTTCCTGGAGTAGAGTTTACTGGTGATCCTACTGTGGTGGATGGGGTTGTGACTTCTCAAGCTGGTAATATTGTTTTAAACAAAAAGCAAGTGGACGCATTAAAAGGTGATGCTATAAAAATTGTAGCCGACGGGCCTAGTTTAATAAACGCTTTAACTGGATATGAGTTTAAAGTAACAAACTTAAAGGCCGAGCTAACTAAACCTACTACAACAACCGTGGAGGCTACCAGCGCACACGCTACTATAAGAGTGGCTGACAGGGAGGGTGTTATTAATAATGTTTCTAAAGTTAGTGGTATAGGTATAGATTCTTCAGTTAAAAACCCAACACTTACAACTGGTGGCGGTTTAGATGGTGAGGGTGACTGGATTATGGATACAGTTCAAACTTTAGAAAACGGTATTACGTTAACGCTAGAAAACACAGGTAGAATAGTAACAATAACTGGAGAAATTGAATTTACAAAAATTGGTGATAATGACGTGGATATATTTTTTGATATAGAACAGTTTTTAGGTACCGCATAATAAATATAATATGCCATATACAACAGAAGGATTTATGAATGTAGATTACAACATTAACGAATCATTAGCTATTAATGATTTATTGTGGTGTACTTGCACAACTCCAGCGGGTGGAGAAAATTGGAACAACAATATTGGGGGTTCTATTAACTGGGGTGTTGTAACTGAAATAAACCCTACTAATATAGGTTTTAACTTTACGGCTGTAAGTAGCACTGGCTTTCCAACAGCACCTTGCCCTGGCACTTGGTTTGTTTCTTTTACTAAAAACGCAGCTTCACAAAAATCCTCAATAAAGGGTTATTATAACTTAGTTAACTTTGTAAATGATGACAATGATCACGAAGCAGAGTTGTTTGTGGTTAATTCCGAAGTTACTCCTAGTAGTAAATAAAGAGCAAAAACTGTGACTATATAGTCATAAAATTAAATTAAATTAAATTAAATGAAAGATAAATTAATGTTTAGGCCTTTAAATAAAAAGGACTACGAGACTATTTGTAAGTGGTGGAAATGGTGGAGATGGCCAGAGTTGCCAAGAACGGCTTTGCCAAACAACGGAGAGGGTGGTTTTATGGTGGAAAAAAACAACATACCAATAGTTAGTGGGTTTTTGTATATATCTAACTCTAAAATGGCTATGTTAGAGTGGATAGTATCTAATCCAGATTATAGAGAGAAAGATAGACAAAAAGCTATAGAGCTTTTAATAAATAAAGTTGAAAGTTTTTGTAAAGACGTAGATGTTAAGCATGTTATAACTTTGGGGAGAAACAAACATTTAATAGAAACGCATAAAAAACTTGGGTGGCACGTGGATAAAAAGTCATCATACGAAATAATAAAAAATATATAAGTATGGCAGTAGCAACAGGAACAGCAATATTAATCGGGGGTGTTATAGCCGGTGGCGCAGCAATTTATGGCGCTAATCAAGCTAGTAGTAACATGGATGATGCTAATGTATTGGCAGAGGCTAACATGACTTTGCAACAACAAATTGCAAATGACCAATTAAAGTTTCAAAAAGCAGAGGCCGCAAAGTTAGAAAAGCAAAAGGATATTTATAGAAGCATGCAGTTTACAAACCCGTATGCAAATGTAAAAAATCAATATGCTGACTTAAAAAATCCATACGAAAATTTAAGTATGGAAAACGTTATGGAAGATCTAACGGTTAATACAAAACAAGCAGAATTTCAAACGCAGCAAGGTGCACAGCAAAGGGCTAACATAATGCAAAGCATGCAAGGCGCTGCTGGTGGTTCTGGTATAGCGTCTTTAGCGCAGGCTATGGCTGGCCAAGGCGCTTTACAAACACAACAAATTTCAGCTCAAATAGGTCAACAAGAAGCTGCTAACCAAAGGTTGAAAGCACAGGGAGCACAAGATGTAATGCGTAGACAACAGGTTAAAATGGCTGGACAAGGAGCTGTTGATATGACTAGAGCGCAAGGAGAGGCCGCTGCTGATATGGCGAGACGTGGTGGTGAGGCTAGCATGCAAGAAATGGAAATGAGTAGGCAAGCAACTTTACTAGGTATTCAAATGGGTCAAACTTCTGGTGCAAACGCAGCTTTACAACAAGCGTATGCTAACCAAATGGCCGCAGGAGCAAACCAAGCAAATCTTTACGGTCAACAAGCAGCCGCTCAATATGGTATGGCAGGTGATGCAATTGGAGCTTTTGGTAGTTTTGCAGGTGCTTATGGTGGTGCTGGTACTGGTACTGGTACTGGTACTAGTACTGTGGGATAATTAAAAAATTAAACAAATATAAATATGGCAAAAAAAGGAGGATATGGAGCAGACACAACGTTGGTAAGCGCGGCTTTTAGGTTAGGGCAGTCTTATGTTCCAAAAGACTATTCAAGTATTTTTGCAAAGCAATACGAGGGTATGATTGCTGGTTACAAGGCTAGGTATGAGGCTATGGGTGAAGGTATGAAGTCAATTGGCGAGGGAACTGGAAAACTTTTAAGAAGAGATGCCGATATAAAGGATAAAAGAGCTGAAGAGCTAAATGAACTAGACCAGGGTTTAGGTTTTGATGATGAAATAAATCAAATTGCAACCGACTACAACGCGGCAGTAAACAAAGAACAAAAAACCGCTTACGATAATAACGATATATTTCCAAATAAGGCAGTTTTTGATGCTGAAAAATTACAGTTTGAGAGCATAAAAAATCAAATTGAAAAACTTAATAAAAAAGGAATATTTCTTGGAAAGAAAGGGAAGCAAAAAAGAGTAGATCTTATACGAGAAGCCGTGAAGTTAAGGGAGCATATTAACACAACCAGAGGTAATGACGCAGCTTATAACGAAGCTGTTAATAGTTTGCTTGTTGATCAAACGTTAACACACAAAAATAATGCTGATTTACAATTTTTACTTGCAGAAAAAATAAAAAAAGACGGGGATTTAAGAGATATAGGTGTTACGGTGTTTTTTAAAGATGGTAAAAAACATTATAAGTATCCAGTTGGATTAGCCGCTAAAATCTACAATAAAATTCAAAAAGATAAAGAGGTTGATCTGGAAGAAAAATATCGTGACGAGTCGCTTTTAGGAGAGGTTACCGTAGGGGGTGGTGATGGTGGTGAGATAGAATATCTTACTGTAAGTGAAGATCAGTTGTATGAAGGTGTTGTATATAAGGACGATGCGTCAAGGAATACTATCAGAGATGGTCACGTAAAAGAGGTTACAGATGCCGCGTCAGAACTTAATGCAACTAAAAACTTAGCTGTAAAAAATTATAGCGACATAAAAATACGAACAAAAGAAAATATAGAAGCAACCTTAGAGGATTCGTCAAGTTATCAAAACTTAACAAACGAAGGTATTTTAATAGGAAACACAAAGGTTAGTTGGAGTAAAGAATTAAACGATGGTCTAGCTATTGACGAAATTATCATTAATCAGGAGGGTTTGGGTAGTGATATTCTTACGATGGCGGATTTAGATGGTGATGGTGTTATAGATGAAACTGAATTTGAAAAGTTAAAGGCTGAGAAAGGTAAGCACGATGAGGCTAGGGCTCTAATAATAGACAAGCTTTTAAATCCTCAAACGCCTCAAGAAAAAGAGCTTTCAATAGACGCTTACAGTGAGTTTATTTCTGATAAAGCAGAGCAAGTGTTTAATTACACTAGAGAGCAAATGGGTTATGTTTATAATAACGAAAATCAAACTTGGACAATGCCAAATGATAAAGACCCTATATGGAAACAACTTGGATTTAGCAATATAGATCAGTATCAAAAGTCTGATTATTATAAAGCCAATGTTTTAGGACAAGAATTTGTTGGTGGTAAAGCTCAATACCAAATTGGCGGTCCTTCTGGTGAGGTGGTAAACCCGGCAAAAGGACAACCAATGCCTACCGGGTACAAATATGATAAAAAAGGTAATATTCTTTTTGATGATAGTAAGTTTTTAAAAGATATTCAAACAGGAAAACAAACAAAAGATTACTTTGGGAATAGATATGAGCCAGTAATGAGAGGCAAAAAGGTTGTGGGTTACAAAATATACGATTCTATTGGAAAGGATAAGTATATAACGTATAACTCTGTTGCACAAATATTAGGCTACGGCTACCAAGCTGGTTTAAAAGTAGAATTTGACCCAAATAATTACAAAAAATAATTAAATGAACGAGGAATATTTAACAAACCTACACCAACACTTAGGTGTTACAGATGATTATGGAACTTGGATAAGCGCTGTTAAAGACGATGATGATTATTTAACTAAACTACACTCTAGTTTAGATATTGAAGATGACTTTGATACATGGAAAAATAGTGTAATGGGAAAGACAAACGGCTCTGCGGATGCGACTCCAGATGTAGGGCCAATCGTTACGGAGTCAGGTTTGGACGTTGGCACTTTGGGTTTACCAGAGACGTCTGAAGGGCTTAACACGACTCTACTTGCTATTTCTAACGGTGTTACAAAAAACCACGTTAAAGTTAAAAGTAGGTTAGCTGAAGAGTATTTTAGTTTAGATAACTTTAAGCAATCAAGAATGAAGGCTGGAAGTGGACTTTCTTTCCAAGGATACGCTAGATCAGAAGAAGATGATTTAAAAAGTTGGTTTGGAGAAGAAAAATACGAACAGTATTTACAATACAAACAAAACGAAGTTTTTGATTCAAAATGGGTGGATGACGAAATAGTTAAACAAATTGTTGGTAGTGTTAAACAAGAGGAGGTTGAACAGTATATTAGAAGGCTTGATATAGGTGATATTAAACCTGATTTTAAGGGGCATAAAGACATGGTTGCAGATGCTAGAAAAGCGATGCAAGAGGGTGTATTCAATATATTTGATCCTGAAGATGCTAGTATTACTGGTGATGGTCAAAATTGGTTAAAGCAGTATATGGATGCGTTAGCTGTCGATAAGGCTAAAGAGACTAAACAGAAAGAACTAGGTAAAACTAGTGTTTTTTTTGGAGATAGAGCTACTGATGAGGAGATTATGAAACTTAGGGTTCAAGATAGTGCGGCTGAAAAAGTTTTAGCTGATTATTTTAACCACAAGTTTGCTGGATACCAAAAAAAATCAAAAGATTGGAATAGTAAGTACAATGACTACGTTGAAGTTAACAAGACATATGAACCACAATTTAACCGTATAGGCGCGTCTATAAATGCCCTTGGAAAAGTTGATGAATATTCGTCTAAAGAAAAAATTGAGCAATACAACAGTTTAGTTGCTGAAGGAGATGCTTTGAAAGCAGAGTACGAAAAAGCTTTGTCAGATAAAAATCTTAGTTTTGAAGATATATCTAACGA